AAAGGAATTAAAAAATGGCACATCGCCGCTCCAGAATCCCGACAACATGGTTTATAAACTCGAGGTGGAAAAAGATACACCGGTGCCGCTTGATAAGTTCCTTACTGACGTTCGCACCTTTAATGCGTTTAAGCGCGCTGGAGTAATTGACTCCGAAGACCTTATCGTAAAGGAGAAGTCGGGTAAGCTGTCGGCCATCAGTGATGAAATCTATAACCGCGCTGTCGACATGGCGAAGAAGAACGGCGTAATTCTTCCGAGGAGAAAGACTGATGAGAAATAATGCAAGTTCGGAATCTGACAAAGGCAGAAGACCGCTTGCGGTAACCGACAAGGGGCATGGCTCATGCCCCTTATGCGGGAACCTTGTTAGCCGGTACAGAAACGGTCACGAAGTTCAAAGTTGCCAGCTCTGCGGGCTAGCGCTTGACTGGGAGGAGAAAACAGATATGAGTATTGAACAGACCAAGATTGAGTATGAACGCTGTGTGAAGCAGTTCGCAACGCACAAGGCGAAGCTGATAGAAGACACCGACCGCTACTTCATGGTCGACTGGCGCAGAGCCGACGGAAGTAGCAACTACTATGTTAACTTCGCCCTTGATAAGAAAAATGGTACCTTGATTATCAGCGGTGATCTTGGCGCTTGCATAGCCGCTTGGCATAACACGCTTACCCCAACACAGCTCAATTCGTACATACGTCACGATGTTGGATATTTCATCAGCAAGTTCCAGGCGTCGTCTGATAAGTACACCTACGATGAGGAGGATGTATTATCCGACATTAAGGAACTCTTCGAAGATCGCGATATAGAAATCGTTTCAGGCGTTGATTATGATGACGAAGAGGATTTCTGGGAAAGAATCAAGGAAGAGGTGACTCGAAGCTGTGATGGTAGGATATATCGTCCGACAGCAAAGCTTGTTGAATTGATTGAGGACTATGACCGCGATTGCTGGGAATGGCTCTACCATTGTGGAGAGCGCATTGATACGCGCGTGTATCTGTGGGTTTACAGTTTTGACCAGGTTCTCAGGCAGCTCGGATATGTCGGAGGTGGCAAAAATGGATCATTACATTAAGCGTGAGGACACAGAGAAAGCAATAGCGACTATCCGTTCTGACGGAAACAGGAGATGGCCAATGACCTATGAAAATTTTATCGCAAACAAGGCGATAACAACAACATCTTCCGGAATAACCGTCCCCGTGGAAGAGCTCAACCCCATGCTTTTCGACTTTCAGCGTGACATTGTAAGGTGGGCGCTGGCAAAAGGCAGGGCGGCGATATTCGCGGACTGCGGCGACGGAAAGACCGCAATGCAGCTCGAATGGGCTGAACAGATACGCCGCAGAACAGGCGGCAAAGTCCTGATAGTAGCGCCGCTGGCTGTATCGGCGCAGACCCAGCGCGAGGGCGAAAAGTTCGGAGTTAAAGTACGGATTTGTGCGTCACAGGATGATGTGACAGCCGATTCCGTGAACATCACAAATTACGAAAAGCTGGATAAGTTCGTAGCTTCCGAGTTCAAAGCGATAGTTCTGGACGAAAGCAGCATTATCAAGAGCTTTTCCGGAAAGATACGCAACCAGATAATCGGAATGTTCAGCGGAACGCCCTACAAGCTCGCCTGCACCGCCACTCCAGCTCCGAACGACTACATGGAACTCGGTAACCACTCGGAATTTCTCGGTGTAATGACACGCGCGGAAATGCTTGCAATGTACTTCGTACACGACGGCGGCGAAACCTCGAAATGGCGGCTCAAAGGGCATGCTGCCGACCTTTTCTGGCGCTGGCTTTCAAGCTGGTGTGTGGTCATGGACGACCCAAAGAAACTCGGCTATAAGTGCGAGGGCTACGACCTGCCGAAGCTCAGCGTGCATGAAATCGTCGTTGACGGCGAACATGCCGAAAACGTAGCACTGTCGCTGACAGAACGCCGCGAAGCCCGCAGGGATTCTCTCGCGGAACGCTGCAAGGCTGCGGCTGAACTTGTCAATGGCTCTGATGATAGCTGGCTGTGCTGGTGCGACCTCAACGCCGAAGCGGACGAGCTTCACCGGCTGATACCCGGCAGCGTGAATGTGCAGGGCTCAGACACCCCGGATTTCAAGATGAAATCCATGCTTGATTTTGCCGCCGGAAATCTGAAATGCCTTGTCACAAAGCCGAAAATCGCAGGCTACGGCATGAACTGGCAGAACTGCCACAAAGTCGTATTCGTGGGGCTTTCGGACAGCTTCGAAGCTTATTATCAGGCTGTACGCCGCTGCTGGAGATTCGGGCAGAAGTCCGATGTTGATGTGTACATCATTATTTCGGCGCGGGAGGGCGCAGTCAAGGAAAATATCGAGCGCAAGCAGCGCGACAACGAGCAGATGAAGGAACACCTCATAGAACTCACAAAGGATATCACCCGCCGGGAACTCACTGCTACGGTGAGAATATCCACAGAATACGAGCCGCACAAGGCAATGCGGCTGCCTGAATGGGAGGAAATGAAACACTATGCCTGACGTAATAAACCAGACCATCGGAGAGAAATACGCGCTGTATCACGGCGACAGCTGCGAGATAATCAAGGGACTGCCGGACAATTCCGTGCATTACACGATATTTTCGCCGCCGTTCGCAAGCCTTTACACCTACTCCAACAGCGACCGGGATATGGGCAACTGCAAGAACGACGAGGAATTCTACGAGCATTTTAAATACCTCGCGGCTGAACTTTACCGCGTGACTATGCCGGGGCGGCTGTTGTCGTTCCACTGCATGGATCTCCCGAAGATGAAAGAACGCGACGGCGTTATCGGGCTGAAAGACTTCCCGGCGATCCTTCGTCAGGTGTTCGAGGACTGCGGATTCATCTATCACAGCCGCGTGACGATATGGAAGAACCCGGTCACGGAAATGCAGCGCACAAAAGCGCTCGGGCTGCTCCACAAGCAGATAAAGAAAGACAGCACGATGAACCGCCAGGGAATTCCCGATTACATACTCACGATGAGGAAACCTGGCGATAATCCGGAGCGCGTGACCCATACAGACGAGAGTTTCCCCTGCGACATCTGGCAGCAGTACGCAAGCCCGGTATGGATGGATATCCGGCAGTCCGACACGCTCCAGAAGAATTCAGCCCGGGAGGAAAAGGACGAACGGCATATATGCCCCTTGCAGCTTGAGGTTATCCGCCGCTGCATTGAACTCTGGACGAATCCCGGGGATATCGTGCTTGAACCGTTTGGCGGTATCGGCAGCGTACCGTATGTAGCAAGGACGCTCGGCAGGCGTGCAATAGCCTGCGAACTGAAAGAGAGCTATTACCGCCAGATGGTGGCGAACGTTGAGAAAGCTGAAGAAACTACGTGCATGAATGTTGGAGGACAGGTCACTTTTTATGACCTCGATACGCCGGGAATGGAGGACTAACACATGGCAGGAACAAGCACTACAAGGGAAAGAAAAAGAGGTGTAGACGTGGCATGACGGAAACAGGTGGTATATCTACCGAAGAATTGGCGAACGGCTTGTTAAAAAGTGTGGAGTTTTTTACATCGGCCAGTATTTTCAATCCTCAAACGTCGGAAAGCAACAGAATCAAGAAATCCACTGCCGAGGAACGACGCTTAAAATCCAAAAATCTTCGGTACAAAAAGTCAATCGCAGCAGGTCTTAACATCAACGAAATAAATGACGAACTGTATGAAATAGGCTCCGAATGTGAGAACGCACGATACGCTGTGGACAACGACGAGGTGCTTATTGAAGCCTGCGATGGCGACGAAGAGGAAGCATACGAATTCCGTATGATGTTCTCTGACCTGTCCGGCGACTGCGAACGGCTTCAGAATATCTTGAATGATGAATATGTGACGGAATATTTCGACACATTCTTTTCCAGGATAGCCGACAGCTCCGTTACGCTACTTGGGTTCGACTGCTACGAAGATGATTATTACGCGCTTTGCGGGTATGATTCTTGTTTAGCAAAGACGGAAAGCCAAAAGAAACTCATGCGGCTGACAAAGGAGGAAATTATCAGCACGGCAAGTCAATGCTTTGGCGTTATATCAGCATTCCTTTCCATTAGATACAGGTATGATTATCTGAAATCAGCACTTGATGTCCTGAATAAGGGTAATGGTGCGTACTTAGAAGCTATCAAGGGTATAGAGGAAGCGTATGAAGATGTTCAGCGGTACAGAGATAGCTATAACTCTGAAGCCGAAAAAAGGTTTGACAAGCTGATATCGGCGCTTCCCGAAAGAATTTGGATCGAATAGGAGGCGATGAAATGAGTAATTATCTTGACATGCTGCATGACTGCTCAGAGCTGCGAAAGTTCATTACCGAAAATCCAGAACTGCCGATTGTTGTCCTGGTAGGTGATGAAACAAACACCGGCGATTATCAGTATGTGTACTGCACGCAGGTTAAATGCACCATAGGAGAGGTGCTTGACTGCGAGCTGCCTATTGGCGATGGCAAGGCATTCTACGACCGGGACGATTTTCGGGAGGAATTGGGCGACTTCCTTTGTGATCTGTCTGACGAGGAATTTGAACATGAACTGGAGAAGTATGAGCCTTACTGGAAAAAGGTTATCGTGGTCTGGGTCAATAATTGAAAGGGCGGTAAAAAATGAATGAAAAAGCAGTGCTTTTAAGCATACAGCCCCGATGGTGCGGGCTTATCGCAAGCGGCAAGAAAACTATTGAGGTACGCAAGACAAGGCCGAAAATTGAAACGCCGTTCAAGTGTTACATATATCAGTCTAAGAGCAAAGACACGTTGATTTATGTAATGAAAGATGGCGATAATGATTACGGCACAATCTATCACGGAAAGCCGGTATTCATTAAAACATTA